ACCTGTTACAGATTCCGCATGTAAACGGACCCACTCCATAAGAGCTTGAGACGCTGAAGGACCGATTGGGTCTCTAAAGGTTACATTTATTGTTTGCCAGTTAAATCTACCAGCAACAAATGTTGAGGTATTCAAAAAAGGAATCTCAACAGGATTAATTGTTATGTGTGGTCTTGATGTTGATTCAACAAACCACTCATTTATTCCTAAAGTTGATGGGAACCTTAAAATGAATCGGTTTTGTCTTTTCGGTTCATAAGGTATCGGCATTTTCATTAATAAATCCGCCATAGTATATTCTATTTAATTATTCGTTTATTGTTAATAAATAGTGTATTTTTGAAAAATATTTCTATTTACTTTATTTTTAATTTTTTTTACTATTATTTATATCCAGTTCTAGTATCCAGTAATAAATATATTAAATCATTAATAATTAATTAATTCTTTAATGTTCTTTTTTAATACCACCAGCAGTTGAATATGTTTTAACTATATTATCTGGTTTATCTTCAAAATGTTTTTTCATTGCATCAACATTTCTAATATCATCATCCGAAAAACCTATTTTAGGCATTTTTGGTGAAAATTTATTCCCCAAATCTTTTTTGATATATGCCTTTTTATTTAACATCGCCGCCATACCCCTCACATATGACACAAAATCGTCCATAGCAATTATCTTTGCTTCTTCCGGGTTTTCAGCCCCTTTTGGGTCTCCAAAAGAAACGGGATTATATCTATTAAGTTCCAAATAAGATTTAATTAAATCATTGTCACTCATATCTTCTTCATCCGCAAAAGTTCTGAATTTTCTTAAATTTTTAACAAGTTGGTCTTTATCAATACCATTAAATCCACTGACAATATAATTATAAACTGCTTGTTTTAAAGTCTCGGGATTATGTCCTCTTGCCGTAATTATTGCAAATATCGAACCATTATTAATTGATTCACGAAAATCATTAAATGCTGGTCCTGGTTTAGCCTTCATAGCATCAATCAAAAACTGTTTGTCTCCCTCTGTTTTAAAATATCTGAATGGTTTATCTGTATACCCAACAATAATGTTACCTTTATACTTGAAATCTTTTTTTCCAATATCGTGTCTATGTTCAGCAAAATCATCTGTTCCCATACCCACTTCTTCACCATCACTATTTTTTAACATTATTTTTGTTGGCATTGAAACAATGTTATCGTCCCAATCAAATGCATAATATTTCATATCGGGTGACCCTTCTTCTTTAAAACCTTCTAATATTAATTTTTTCATATTTACAAAGATAGGGGATAAATTAATATCCCCCATCATATTTTAAAAAATTATATATTTTCAAAAGACGCTCCGGTTGGAGTTATAAAGAATTCAATATTAATGAATTCAAGTGCTCTTGTTGGTTTAAGATAAATCTTACCGTTTAATGTGTTTCTGTCCAAATCTTCAGGTGAAGATGAAACGGTTACACGGAAATCGTAAAGACCTCTATCTCTTCTGATTGCGTCTAAAATAGGGTTAACACTATCCAAGAATTGTTGTCTTACAATTTGGTCATTTTGTTCGAATAACAATCTAACCGCTACCGCTGAAATCAACTTACGTGCTTGTAATAACAATCTTCTAACATTCAATCTGTTAAGTGCTGAGTCAGCAATTTGAAGAGTTTTATTACCCCATATTACCGTACCAACATCAGAGAAGGTTGCAATTGGATTAATTCTTCCTTGATATAATGTATCTCTATCTTCTTGTGTGAGTTTATATCTTGCTTTTACAGAATTTACCAAACCTCTTGTATATCCTGCGGATGCGAACCAAGGGAACGAAACGTTATCTGTTAATGCCAAGTTTCTACAAACTTCACCTGTTGGTGGGATATAAACTTGTGTGTTATTAACGGTATCTCTAACAAGAATCCAAGGATAATAAGTTGCGGTATAGTTAGAATCAATCGCTGTTTCTTCTAATGAATCAACCGCTTCTTGTGGAAGAATCTTATCAATTGAGTTACTATTATCAGGAACAAACATATTATAATCCGGCATAGTTGCTATGTAAATAGAATCGGCTCTGTTATATTGTATCATATTTACAGCGGATTCTACAAGATTATCATGATTTACAATATCAATTCCTGCTGTTGCAAAAATATTAATATTAGTTGCTTCAGGATTTGAAAAAGTTTCAATACCTAATAAATAAGCATAATAGTCAGTGTTAGCCCAATCAACTGTGTTTTTATTTATTGTTATTGGTTTTAAAATACCAAAACCGGTACAGTTTGGATATCTTGGATTACAAGTTGCTGATGCTCCTGCCAAATACCCACTTCCACCTAATTGAAAACGTTTATCATTAGTTCTATGTTTTCTGTATATATCCCAACCGTCAAATCCTCCGGCAAAACATATTGTGAATTTTCTTGAATATATGTAATAATAACCGTTAGTTTGGTCAGTAGGTTCTGAATGGAAAGGATAAACACCACAATCAAACTCTGTTGTTCCTGAATTTGTTAATGTTTGACCTATTAACACTTTAGTCGCTCCAGAATCCATATGGAATCCTTTTGTTTTTTCTGACCAATCGATTGATTCTACAGAACACGCCCAATTAGAAGTAGGATTTTGTTTACCCTTATATTCAATTAAAGAATCATCAATTCCAAACTGAGTTGAAAATCCTAAATAAGTTCTTCTAATATTATCTCCCGGTACTGTAACAATATCATCTCCTCCCGTTGTTAAACCAAAAGGTGGGTTAAATATTGCTTCATTAGGGGTAAAGTATTTGGTTTTATAAATGGGTGTTGGAATTCTATTAACAGCATTACTAATGTAAGTTCTTTGAGTATAACCCTGAAAACCACAAGGTAATGCGTCATCAGGATATCCATCGGCCAAATCAACCATTATATATTTTGAGTTCAACGAAAATTCACCATCATAAGAACCAATTTTCTTTGCAATAAAATTATTGGATGCTACATCCATATTACAATTTGTAAATTTCTCAATAACTACAGGGTTAGTGTCGGTATCATAAAAACTTCTTACTAACACATCAAAAGTTGAATTATTAAATGATATATTAGCAATTGAAACTTTTATTTCTGTATTTGCGGAATTACCATCAGAAATTGAAACAAATCTAAATAGATTATAAACCTTATTACCTCTAAGTTCAGAAACTAAATAAGGGGTCATTGGGGTTTGATATTGTTCTAATTTCCAAGCAATTGATTGTTGTTTATTAATTGACGTAGATGCTTCAGGTTGTGATATTAAATCACAACTTAATCCTCTAATTGAACCAAAATTATACAAGAAATTAAGTGCTCCGTCATAAATCTCTTCAACAAATAAAGGAACATCTACTCTATTTTTACCAAAATTATCAGAACCAAAAACTTTAGTAATAAATTTACTACTTGATGATTGCATTGATGTCTCAAAAGAGAATGTTTTATTTTCATAAGTTTGACCTGTAATTAAAAATGTTGAGAATGGATTTTGTTTAACAGATGAATATTCATCACTACAAACCATTTTAACATCACTAGTTCCTGTTACTTGATACTGTGTTCCGTGTTGAGAACTATTAAACTCCGTAAGACCTCTTGAACGTAATGTTGCAACAACCATTCCATTAACAGGTGTTGATTTGTATGTTGCACAAGAAGCGGTAAATGTATAATACTCACCAGCTAATGTTCCGGTAAAATTTGTTGGTACTGTTGACCCAGAATTAAGTGTTGATACAAAATAGTAAAATGAATATCCCGTATACGTATCGGTATTTGGAATTGGTGTAAAGTTTGCGTAATACCAAGCGTCATTGGTTGCATCATTTTTTACATTTCCTGAAAAACTAACATTATTAACGCCGTAAACATTAGTAAAATTATAACCATTATTAATTTTTCCTGTTCCGTAAGCACCATTAACTGCAATTCCATTTATTGAATTGGTTGTAACACCATCATATATAGGACCAGAA